ATAAATTACCCATGAATAATCAGTTTTAAACATTTTATCCAATTTAACTTTAACAAATTCACCAACAGAAATAATAATATATTGGCCAGATAAAGTTACAGCTCGCGCGTTTTCTAGAGTATAATATCTAAAAAATGCATTACCTAAAGCTCCATACAAACTATTCATAGCAATTTTAAATGCCATCTGTTCGTTATTAAACTTGGAAATTAAATTTGAAATTCGTTTGTATTCTTTTTTATCATAATCTTTATTAGCTTTTAATAACTCTAACTCAGATTCATATTTTAACATTGTTGATTTTGCACTTTTACGTTTAGCCATATAAACGTCAATCAATTCAGGAATCATACCAACTTTATCTTTACGATACATAGCTCCATTAGCTGCAACAGTATATTCTTCTGGAAAATCATATTCCTTGTTTAATAAACCTTTTGTAGTAATATTACCATTAAACATACCAACAAATGTTTCTAAGGAAATATTCCATGTTTGCAAAATACTTGGATACAAACTTGTAGCATCAAAACTAGCAATAGCATTATAAAATCCAGGAAATGGTTCACGAACGTATGCACCTTCAAATTGTACACTTTTACTATGTTTAGATCTAGGAGGAATAACAATCTTATTTGATTTTAAATGATTAAAAATAATTGCATCCCACATTCTAATCTGACTATAAATATCACCATAATTAATCTTAGCCAGATAACTCATAGTTAAACACAAATCAATAAGTTTTTCTGAATCTTCTAATTCGTCAACTCTATCGCAATCGATAACGTTATAATCAACAAACTTATTCCAACCGTGCGTATAAAAATCTTTAAATGTATCAAATTCACTATGATCTAATTTACCGTGACCTAATACTAATTGAGCAACTGTTTCTAAGCGCAAATTTTCTGGCTTTTTCTGACCATATTTTTTATAAAGATCTCTGAAGTCAATAACATTAACACCGACAATTTCAAATAAAGTTGTCGGTTTACCGAAATCATCTTTGGTTTTACGTTGTTTAATGCGATTCCATGGACTTAACTCTTTTACTCTATCTTCACTAACTACTTTTGCAATACGATTAACCAGATATTTAATATCGAACCCTTCTACGTTCCAACCTGTAATAATATCGATATCGCTACGTTTCCAGAAATCAACAAAACGATTTAATAAAGAATATTCATCATCACATAAAATAAAATCACAGTTTTCCCTTTTACTTCCAGTATATTCTCTAGACATAAAAGTTGTAGTGCGTTTTGTTTTCATGTTTTTTAGAGTAATAAGAAGAACTTCCTCTGCTGCAATGTCAGGCGAAGGAAAACCAGAGTTTTCAGTTGCAGTTTCGATATCCAGAACATAAGAATTAATGTATTCTATGTCCCAATCAATAACCTGTGGAAATTGATCAGAAATAAACTGAACATCGAAACCAATATCACCATAAATTTCAAAATTATCTACACCTTCATATTTTTTAATAAAATCACGAGTTTCTTTAATATCTCCAGGTTGAATCTCCTCAACATATTGACCAAAAAGATTTTTCCAGTCACTTTTTTTATTTGATTTAACATAAATTTTAGGCGAGTATTCATGTTTAAATTGAACTCGCTTACCATTCTCAATCCCTTTATATAAAATACTATTTCCTAATACAGATACGTCAGTGTAGAATTTTGTCATCTATTTTCCTGTAAAGATTTTTTGTGGTGGAGTTAAAATTTTACCAAATATTTTGTTATACTGCTCAACAAACTGTTCATCTGGCTCAATATAAAATACAACTAAATTTTTGTTAATTTCAATCTTATTTTTATTCTTGGGGTTATTATATTCCGGAAATGGAGCAAAACCCACTGATTGTTCTGCTGGATTTTCCAATGAATCAGTAATAACTAATTGAATTGTATCTTCAAATAAATCGCATTCAGGTCGCGTTTCGCATGGACCAAGATATGTCCCAAGAACTGTTTCGCCAGATAATAACTTAAATTGTTTAACTGTCATTTTCTTCCTCAATTTTATGAATTTTAACACCGCATTTTTCAAGAAAACGAATACCTGCGGATGAACGATATTCGTTTTTATAATATAATGTTTTTATACCAGAACTGTATATAATTTTTGCGCACTGTAAACAAGGACTATGAGTGCAAATAATTGTTGCACCTATACCAGATTCAGTTGAACGTGCTAACTGACTAATTGCATTTGCCTCAGAATGAATTAACTCATCATAGGTCTTTAATCCTTCCCATGCATTTTTATTGGAATTATACGTGAATCTATCTTGTTCGTCAATAGGTAATTTTGAAAATTCAACACTATCAATAGTAACTGGATGTTCACAATCATTTGGAGTCCACCCTGCAGGCATTCCGTTGTATCCACAGCTTATGATACGATTATTCTTTACTATGACCGTACCAACTTGTAAACGGGTCGCATAGGACAACTGAGCAGTTCTCTCGGCGACGTCCATAAAGTATTTAACAAATTTTTCTTTCATTTTTTATCCGGATTAAATTCATCATCAATATCAAGAATAAACTGTTTTATAATAGAAAAAGCTTCTTCCATATTAGATTCGCTAATTTCCATATCACACCTTGATCTAATTATCTCGGGAGTAATTGTTTTTAATTCTTCATATGTATAAATTGGATTTTCATCAGCTCCAGCATACCATAATGCTAGTTTTTGAGTTTCTTTTGTGTCGCCAGATTCGGTTGTGTGAAATGCATACCAATCTGAACAAGACCATCTACTGTAAGACATAATAACCTCCTATTTAAAGTATAAAATTATTATACTATATAAGATACGTTTAGTCAAGAAAAAAAAAAAGGGCAACCATTTCTGATTGCCCTTATAGTTATAAGACCTAATTATTCTATTTGAAATACTTTAGGCTTTTTATTATCTGGTATAATATTCTTCAATGATATAAATAACATACCATCAGATAGAGATACTTTATCTACTTCTACAGTATCAGCAATAGTAAACGTTCTAGTAAAATCTCGTTCAGCGATTCCTTTGTATAAAAACTCAGAATCAGTTTTAGATTCTTCTGATTTAATTTTACCAGTAACAATAAGTTTACCCTCATTTAATGTTACTGTTATTTGATCTTTTTTGTATCCAGCTACTGCCATTTTTATCATAAATTTCTCATCAGAGTTTTTTATAATATCATATGGCGGAAAACCAGTTTGAGGCTTTTCCAATTCAGTGATTCTACGAAACAATTCGTCAAAACCAATTAAAGCTGAATTATGAATAGATCTAAAAGTAGTTAAGTCTTTTGTGTACATATTTTTCTCCTTATTTAAAGCAAGATTAATTTCGACCCCCGAAGCAGGTCATTTTTCACGAGAACCATTCCCGTAAAACTATTTAGCCAGCATTTACATTTCCTGACCCAGAAGCTGTATGACCACAAGAAGCAGCATCGCCAGCTCTACAAACTAAAATACCATTAACATAAACTGTAGAAGAAGAACCAACCATTTTTGGAGAATTATGAGGAGAGTTACCATGACCAGTAACTGCATCCCCTTTTCTAACTGCTGGGTCTCCATTAACAAATACATTTGGAGACCCAGCAGCTAATTTTCCGCCAGCAGAATCAGTTCCTTTTCTAGTAACTCCAGGCATTATTTTTTAACCTTTCCAATATTATATTTACTAACCAAATTATATTCATCCTTTTCTTTATAAGATAAAATTTTAATTTGACTAATAGGAACTAATGGAGATTTACATTCACTCTCGTGTTTAATATCTAATAATTCCCAGTCTTTTAAAAGATTTACAATAGTATTTCTTCTAGCAATATCATTCTCACTAATTTCGTGAGATTTGTTATCTAAACCAAACAATTCTTTAAAATGAATTATAACATATCTTCCTTGTTTGTGTAAAATATGGCATGATTGATATAATGTTTTATCTTTTTTTGAAAGAACGCCGATTCTAGATAATGTTTCTTTAATTTTTAAAAAATTATTTTCATCAATAAAGACCTCAACCCCATACCCATTAAAAATGTCACTCATTTTATAACTCCTGTTTTATCAACAACTTCCTTAATTTTATTAATTTGTTCAGGAGTAAGAATTCTTAATGCATCTTTGGCTTTTTCTGATGAATAACCGAAATACTCCTTAATTACCTGAATATCTTTTGATTCGCTTGCCTTATACCATTTTTGAAATGGTCTTTTCTTAGCAACTAATGTATTTAGGTAAAAATCATATTGCAATTTTTTATCTAAACCAGAATAACGATTCATTTCATTAACGTACAACAAACAATCATTATGCTGGCTTAATGCTCTATTTACAATATAAGGCTCATATTCCTTTTCATTATCAGATGTGATAATAGATTTTTTAGTTTGAAGTAACGATGGTAAAACTTCTTTAAATAAATCCATAAATCACCTATTTAAATTCTAAATCAACCATACATTCTGTAAAGAAAGCCATTAAATTAATCTCATGATCAATAACAAAAGCTGTTTGATACTGATATCGACCAATTAATAACACTAACTGTGGAATTGAATTTGGCTTTAAAATATCATACATTGTGTCATACATTTTACGATAAATTGTTTGACTATCGTTATCCAAGTTATCGACAACCCATTTTCTAACGTCAGCAAATGATTTTTCTTTTAAACCTTTAATTAATGGAGCTAAATTAACGTCAGAAACTTGCGATAACAAACCAGCATCAATAGTTCCACCCATTGCATAACGCTGAAGTTCATTTAATACTCTACGATTATCTGGATAATATTTAGCAATAACCTGAGCTACGACTTCTTTGTTGTAATCAACTTTTTCTTCATCTAAAATCCAACAAACTCGTTTAAAAAACTGAGCCATTAATTTTTGTTTATCATCTTTTGCAATCTTTACATCTACAACAGAACATCTTGAATGTAGCGGTTCAATAATACGGTTTTTATAGTTACAAGTAAAAATAAATGAACAGTTACGGGAAAACTCTTCGATTGCATTACGCAATGCTGGTTGTAGTGAATTAGCATTTAAGTAATCCGCTTCATCGATAATAATTACTTTACGTCCACCAGATAAACTAACTGATGAAGCATAATTTTTAATTTTACCACGAAGAACATCGATACCGTTTTCATCAGAACCATTAATTACAATATAATCGCAACCAACTTCTTTACATAAAGCTTTTGCAATGGTTGTTTTACCAACACCAGCTGTTCCAGAAATTAATAAATTAGGTATTTTGTCTTGAGCAACAAATTCTTGAAATGAAGATTTGATTGATTCAGGAAGAATACAATCGGCAATTTTTTCTGGTCTGTATTTTTCAACCCACAATGTATGTTCACGCATAATATAATCTCACATTAAAAATAATAAAAAGGGCGACCGAAGCCGCCCAAGAATCAATAATTACTCAGAATGACCCGATACAATACTTACATAAAGTTTAGCAAATTCTTTATCTTCAGTATTCTGTTCAGCAAAATTTTGTTTATGATACGTTTTAGCTAAACGATTAATAATTTTCTTAGGTAATTCAATTTGATCTTTAACGGCATCAACAATATCCTTTACTGCCTCTTTCTCTCGCTCAATACGCGAGAAATGAACTGAAATTTCTTTTAAGCCATCAGTAAGAATTTTTAATTGTTTATCGTCAAGCGTACCAAATACTGTTTCTAAACTTTCTGTCATAATATTATTCCTCTGTCAAAATTGATTTAATGCCATGTATTAATTCTTTTTCATTAACTTCTTCGCTAATATAAGCATCTAATAAAGTAAACAAAAATATTTGTTTCATCTTATAACTTGAAGTAGCTGGAATAGAAGAATTCCAGCTGTCTAACATTTTATTATTAAAGTCGCCCATTTATTTACCGTACACAGAACTCATTTCAAGAGTAATCCAATATTTAATTTCAGCTGTAGTTGATGTCCACGCAGACAAACCTTTGTTGCTAATTTCTACTGAATATGTATCTGGAATAACTTTTAAATTTTCTGTTTTAAAAACTAATTTAAAACTTTTACCCTCTGGATCAACGTCAGCTAATTCTAATGAATTAACATGAGTTGAATCATTGGCTTCATCGAATGTAATCAAAGATACAGTTGTACCATCAGATTCAATAGCCACATGAGGTGCACCTAAAATAGTTGCAGTTTTAATTACCCACTCAAAATCTTCTTTAGAGAAAGTAAATTTAACATCAACTGTTGGTAAATTTGGACGTTTATCTGGCGCAACAACAATCATTGATTGATCGGCAATGCGATATTTAATCTTACTACGACCAGCACGACCTTTAATAATAACATGTTTATCATCAAACTCTAACTCAGATCCTTCTTTAAATAGAGAAGTGATAGATAAGAAATTATTTAAGTCATAAATACCAAAGTCTTGAGGAATTGTATCAGAGATAGTAGCCGCAGATAAAATATTTTTACTTGGGCTCATAGTTGAAACTACATTACCTTTTCTAAAATAAATCCCTTGATTTATATGAGCAAAGTTTTTTAAGATTGTAGTTGTTTCTTGGGAAATTTTCATATTTTATGTCACCTCATCGTTAAAAATCATTTTAAAAAATTGGAGCGGGATACGAGAGTCGAACTCGTTTCATTAGCTTGGAAGGCTAAGGCACAACCTATATACCAATCCCGCAATATTTGGTGCCCCTCCTAGGACTCGAACCTAGAACCAACCGATTATGAGTCGGACGCTCTAACCATTGAGCTAAAGGGGCAAAATTACATTACTATACTATTATATAACGTAACCATATATTAGTCAAGAACTATTTTTTCTGAACTTTTTTGAAGAAATTATCTAATTTTTTATCACATTGTTTATTTGAATTCGTTAAAGAATCAACTTTAGCAGTTAAAGCAGCTTGATCCTCTTGCAATTTAACTAAATCACCGGAACTAGCGCATCCTGTTGATAATAAACAAAAACCAACTAAAAATAAAGTTTTCATAACTTCCTCTTATTAAATTATTTGGCAAACCAGTAAGGAATCGAACCCTATCCGCAAGGTTTTGGAGACCTGCATGCAACCATTACACCTCTGGAATATATATTGGCGTCGCTACGGGGAATCGAACCCCGCTTACAAGAATGAAAATCTTGTGTCCTAACCGATAGACGATAGCGACAATTATTTGGCGGAAGAGTAGAGATTCGAACTCTAGGAGGGGACTAACCCTCGACGGTTTTCAAGACCGCTGCCTTAAACCACTCAGCCACTCTTCCTTATTTTCTAAAACCCATTAGGGGTGACTAGTGGGACTTGAACCCACAAAATCTCGAATCACAATCGAGGACGTCTACCAATTCCGTCATAGTCACACCTAATGGGTCTTATCTGGTACTCTGGGGGAGACTCGAACTCCCAAACCTTTCGGTATTGGTTTCTAAGACCAACGCGTTTACCATTTCGCCACCAGAGCATTATTATTGGCTCCCTAGGATGGGTTCGAACCACCGACCGGACGGTTAACAGCCGTCAGCTCTGCCGCTGAGCTACTAGGGAATATTTTAATTATTTACAATTACATCTAATATTTTCAACTCTAACTCTTGTAGAGTTCCATTATTTTCAATTATATAGTTAATATGAGGATTTCCATACCAATCATATTCAGATTTATGTATATTTTGCGAGTCAGCATAAGCATCAAATACAGATTTATCTAATGAATCAAGATAACCGTACCAGTTAGGTCGTGTTTCTTTTCTATCAATTTGAATAAATACAGCTCCAATAGATTTTAAGAAATTAATCTCATTTTTAAATCTAACATCAGTAATAACTACATTATCATACTGTTGAATTTTTCTTTCTAGGGAATCAACCCAAATACTATCAAGTAAATTATTTCTACAAACTTCGGTACCAAAATACTGTAATATATATCTTGGTGTTATAGGTTTATTAAATTTAACTGACCAAAAATTATCAACAGTTTCACGAAAAACACGAGATTCTTCAGTATCACCTTCCAACAATGCTCTATCCCAACCAAAGATAGAAGATACGGCATCTTTTAATGAACCAGCAAATGATAAAGCAGTAAAATTATTTTCTACTAAAATATCACCAGCAGTGCCTTTACCAGAACCTATAAAACCAAGTAAACCTATAATCATAGTATAATTCTCACTAAACAAATTTGGATGCGAAGGGCGGGAGTCGAACCCGCGACCTCTAGGTTATGAGCCTAGCTATCTACCACTGATATACCTCGCATAATATTTAACAATTATATAATAAAAAACTTATATAGTCAAGCAGTTTATTATATAATTATTTGGTAGGACTGGAGGGTACTGACCCCTCTTCTACGAATTAAAAGTTCGTTGCTTCACCTTAAAGCTTCAATCCCACATTTCTTGCCGTCTTTAGTAGACTTAATCTTTCGTTTCATAACATTTCCTTAATTAAAATAAATCGCCAAGCGAGTATAAAATTGGTCTCCCATGACAGATTCGAACTGCCGACCTATCCGCCCCAAACGGATCGCTCTACCAGACTGAGCTAATGGGAGTAATAATTTGGAGCCTCTTCCCAGAATCGAACTGAGATCTGAAGATTACAAGTCAACTGTAATAGCCATTATACTAAAGAGGCAAATATTCTTAGTAAAGTATCTATTTATAAAAATACTTTATTCTATTTAGTTAAATTTTACAACTTTTTTAAAATTATTTCCAACTTTTTATTATAGGGGTATTATATAGTAACACCTCTATAATGTCAAGCACTTTTTACAAATTAAATAACGTAGATAAATTAGATGGTTCAATCTTACCTTTGGTATCAGCTACTGTTGTAATATGAAGATATTCTTCATCAGAGTCGCCAGATAAAATCTCAGCCAATTTTTCAATAGTAATAACATTTTTATCCTGAGATGCAGAAATAAGTTTTTTCATATTTTCAATTTCAGAATGAGCCGTCATACCAAAACGAACTCTGTTATTAAAATCTAACATAATAATCTCACCAGAATCCACGTCCAATACAAATGGAATATTAGAGTTAGCTGGTTGAGTTAAATCATATCTCGTATGTTCTTGTTCAATAGAAAAATATGTTGAATCCGATAAATGGAATCCAGCATATGCTAATTGGTTATCACTAAACACACTACCACAAAATACGTTAATAATTGGCACAATATATTTTATGTTTTCTGGTATATTATCTAAATCAATTCTAACATACTCAGTTGCACCATTTGGAGCTGGAGCATTTGTTATATCACCACTATGTGCAATAAACGCGTTAGCTTGCATACCAAAATAAATTGTACTAGAATTCCAATTCTCATCAAAAGCAACAACACTTAAATCTAAATCAGTTCTAGTTTGTTCATTTTGAATCCAATGAGTAAACATATAAAGATATTTAGACCCAGATACCTTAATTTTAGATCCACGATCCAAATCAGCATTTTTAGATAAGAATGGAACAACTTTATCTTTTAATTCTGCATCTACATTAACTTTACCAAGATATCCATATCGTTTATGTAATTCAGCATAAATATCATACTGAATATCAGTAATAAATCTTGGATAATTAGCTTCCTCAACTATAGTGTTACCTTTAATATCAATAATTCTATATCGAGCATTTACGTTAATACCTAAAATAGAAAATAAAATATCAACCGAAGCTGTTGGTAATTTAGATTTAACTAAAGCTCTAAATTTATCAAAATCATCGTCAGCAATACCATTAGAAACTGTTGTTAAGTTTTTTAATAAATATCCGCCATTAGTTTCCATTAATTTTTCAATTTTAATGAAATCTTTATTTTCAATAGCAGATTGAACTCTTGATGCAAAAGTTCTAAATACCAATCGTTCAGTTTCAGTAGATTCAATGACACCTTCTTGTAAAAATTCATCAAGAATTTTATAATATTGTCTAGGAATTACTTCTTCTTTAGATCCAACAGCTACCCTAGAAACAAAACCAATAGTTTTAAATTTGTTAATAAAACCTTTTTGCTGGAACAAATGGATATGTTTAAAAAATCTAACCCAAGCTTGTCTGTTTATACCAGTAGCTTCAAATAAAGTTTCATAAGAAAAATCATTTAAAAATTTAAGTAATGCAATTCTTTGTTTCCATGTTAAAGAAGTATATCTAACATCACTAGGCAATTTAATATCATCAACAGACGAAACAGCATATCTTAAAGCATCAGCAGGTTTACATTTTAACAAAGTTAATGTATCATATAAATCTAACCCATCATCTACTAATGCAGAAACTACGCTAATACGAGCTTCATCGCTATAAATTCGTTGATATGCACCAATTTCACCGGCAAATACTTTAGCCAAACTAACCAAAACTTCTAACTGTTTTTTATCTAAAGCAACTTTAGATTTCACTAAATCTATAAACAAATTTTTAGCTTCATTAGCATAAGCCAATGAAACAGTTTTTTGTTCAGTAAAATTAACCTGAGATAATAATTTTTCCATATAAGATGGATCACACAAATCATTACCAGAAAGTTGAACCATATAACCAAAAATTTGAACTACAAGCTCAACAAAAGTAAAACTAGTTCTAGATTCCCAGTTAGTAAATAAAGGTCTGTTAAGTTTTCCAACAGTATAATCTTTTAAAATACTGTTACAGAATTTAAACGCAACATCTTCAGTGGTATGTGAAATTTCTCGTAACAAATCACGAGATACATTAATTCCATAAGGTAAAAGTTCCATTGCCATAGCATTGGCAATAGCCATTGAATCTTTATTGAAGTTATCATTAGATAAAATAAAATATTTGTCGCTTGAAATTTTCATATATTTCCTCATAATAAAAAGATTCCGTATAAGTAAAGGGATTAATTTGCAGTTATATCTTTACTAGTAGCTGGAAACCAAAAAAGTAACCTCGAAGTAATTAGGGGCATTTTGAAGTAGAAATATCCTAATTTTAGCTGAGGCACAAATAAACAAGTTACCGAATTAACGAGGGAGTTTTTTGTCCAATAAAATATCCTCGTTTTAGCTGGTAACCAAAACTATACAAACATTATACTATAGACTTAAAAATAAGTCAAGCACTTTTTAACAATATTCTCGAATTAGTTAGGGCGTTTTATTCAGGGTACACCGAATAACTATTCAGTGTAAACCTGAGCCATTAATATCCTAACATTAGCTGAGAACAAAAACTATACAAACATTATACTATAGACTTAAAAATAAGTCAAGCACTTTTTTAAAAATAATTTACGAATTAATTAGGTTTGCGTTGAACGGGAGTTCAAACCCGATTTGTATTATATATCCTAATCTTAGCTGTAAACCAAAACTATAACTCTATTATATATTAGTGTTTAAACTAAGTCAAGCACTTTTTTACAATTCACCAAGATAATTCGCTACAGCTGGTAAATTACCTTGGAATTGATAACTACCAACATGAAGACAATTAACCCATGGTGCCATCCAGACTTCAATTCCGATTTTTCTACATTGTTGACAGAAATGATAATCTTCGCTTAGTACACGATTTGATTCTTCATCGATTTCAACGTTAAAGTACGAATGAATTTTTCTATCACCGCTAAAATGTTGAGTTCCAACATGATCAGGCGTATATTCATATTGAGGAAATGCTTCTTTAAATTTATTTAAAACATTTTTACGAATCATCATCATACCAGTTCCGATTTCAAGAACTTGTAATGGCTCAGTAACGCTAAATTGTTTAGTTCCAGCAACAGGATTAAATACAATATCACCGCCCAAACGTTCTAACTCTAAAGCTGAAATATTTGGATTTTTAACAATAGCTTTTTTAATATTTTCCCATTTAATAGTTTTCTTTGGATAAGGAGCGCCAATAATATCTTTATCTAATACTAGCATAGCAATTATATCCATTGCATTAAAGCCAATATCAGCATCAATAAACATCATATGACTACAATCAGATCGCAAAAATTCGTCAACCAAATAATTTCTTGCTCGCTGAATTAAACTTTCGTTAAACAAAAAAGAGAATTTAACTTCAACGCCATATTGTAGGGCTGCCATTTGTAAATCTAAACAAGATTTCATATAAGCACCAAGGCAGCTACCACCATACATAGGTGTAGCAACAAATAATTTTTTACCTTGTAGGTTTTCTTTTGATAATTTAATTTCCATAATTTAAGTGGTCTCTTTTATAATTTGATTAATTTCATTTTGTACATCTTTAGGAATTTTAATATCCTCGTTAATAGTATTATATTTAGATGCAGCAGTTTCTCGTATATTTTTAATCGTTTCAGCGGCTTTTGTTGGAATTAAAGGAGTTTTAGCAATATCCTCGGCATAACGAATTTTACACGAATATTCTTGAACTGTATTAAATGCTCTAACGTCATCAATAAAATGTTTAAAATGTATTTTTGCTAATTTCCAAATAGTAGAAATAGTTATACATGGTTGACATTTAGTTTTTGCCATATTTACCTCACTTTTTAATAATCATTTGGCTTCGTACAAATTTTTTAATTTTTTTCTCTAGGGCTTTTTCCGCTCGTTCTAAGACAAATTTAGATACAAGCGTTTTAAAGTCAATTCCATTTAATCTATCTATTCCTTGTTGAACTATTCTTGCAGTTAAACCTTCAAGTCGCATAACTTTATTCCCGCCAGCAAAATCTTGATAGACAATAGTAATCGATTTCGGGCGTTTAACTGATAATACTAATCCCATATTACTCAAATCGGATTCTTGTAGCATAACTTCATCAAAATATTCATCAATAACTGGATTGAAAAACGCAACCCAATTATCTTCAGCACCAGCAACCAATACCTTATGTTTTAATCCACATTGATTGGCTGCAATTCCATATATTTTATGATATTTACAGGTAGCAATTAACCTTGAGGCAATTTCCTCTGGATTTAACGTTGTATCATTAAAATCAAAATCTTTTAATTTTGTGGTAAGAATGGAATCTCTTTGATCGCATAACGGATAACCAGCTAATTGTTGTTCAGGAGGGGTTGCAGTTTGAGCAACTACATCAGCAGTATTATATATAAACTCATTCATTGTAAAACCTTCATTTTAGAGAAATTTTTAATTTTTTCAAATCTTAATACAGTATCAAATTTATCAGATACTTGATCGGATTTGTGACTAATAACAAATATATTTGTATTTTTATCCACTGATGATAATAAATTCATAAAAACATCAGTACCACCAGTATCTAAACTACCATCCATAATTTCATCTAAAATTAATA